TCACGGTCCAACATGGTAGCGGGGAAGCCGGCTCATAGCGTCCGCGAGCATCTTAAGGGTTGGGGTCTCGTATCGTCTGCCGACTGATGCAACGCTATGGCCGGTGATTGCGTCCCGTAGGCGTTCCTCGATGCCGGCTCCGAGGGCGTGTGTCTTCCAAGTGTGCCGCCAGCCGTGATTGGGATGGACGCCCTTATCGAGGCTGACTTTCTGCCGGATCCATCTTCCTAGCTTATGGCCTTGAAGCTCGCTCGGGGTGGTCGCGGTCCCCTTGCCGTGTCTGTTGGGGTCATAAAATAGCGGACCCTCCGGATATGATGCGACAAAGGCTAAGAACCCCTGCTCGATGAGATGCGGGTGGAGAGGGACGGTCCGTGGTTGGCCTGTCTTTGTGACCCTCAGATCCATCACCGGGATGCTAGCCTCATCGCGTATGTCTCGACGCTCCAAACTTGTCAGCTCTCCTATCCGCGCTCCCGAGTAGGCGGCTAGCCACGGGCACCACCTTCGTGTGGCACTGCGGGGTAGGTTTGTAGGATCGAGACAGACCGCGGAAGCCGCTGCTAGAATGGCCCGAGCCTCATTGTCTCGGAACGTTCGTTCACGTCCCACAACGATCTTAGGCAGATCAAGCGAAATGCCCGAGGCAGGGTTGCCCGTCATCAATGAGCCGCCGGACCTTCCCGATGCCCACCGAAACACCGAACAGACGGTCGCTAGGTCATTCCGATTGATCGCTCTGACCGAGATCCCTTCACGGTCGCGCCGGAACTCCGCCCACAGAAACAGGTCGTCGGTTGTCAGTGTCCGAACGTCGCACCCTTCGAAGAACCGTATGAGTGAGCGGAAGCTGCCACGGTAACGCTTGATGGTGTTCCGGGATCGTTTGTCCGCGTTGTAGGCCGCCCAACGGTCGAACAGGTCGCCGACCGTCAAGGGAGAGCCGCTTGGCCCCGTTGGCGAATAGGCGGGAGAGAGAGGGTGCCTAGGCTCGCACTTGGCGGTGTCGGCGACTGGAACTTGGTCTGTTCCTCCGACCGCGCCAACCGGGTCATTCAGGCTTTGTGTGGCCATCCCGGCTTGATGCGCGTGCCAGAACCGCTTGAGCGCACCGTCGGCAATCGCATGACGGACTTTGGCTTCGCGTAGGTCTTTGGTTCGTAGGGATGCTTGGACGATAGGGCCGACGGTGAGCGAAACCGACGCCTCTCCGATGGGAAGCGTGACCGACTGTCCCCTTAACCGTGGAAGCAGATCGGTGGGTGTCCGCTGACGAAGATGGTAGACCCCTGACCTCGGGTGCTTCCACGGACGGGCGATTCGAAGGGACAATGTGTGATACCGCTGTGTGAGAGTAGCGGTTGCCTCACCCTTATCGTCTGCCTAACCCACTGATTTTCATAGACGTATGATGGTGCCGGCGGAGGGGATCGAACCCCCGACCTTCGGTTTACAAAACCGCTGCACTACCGCTGTGCTACACCGGCATGCGCTCTGAAACCATTGAGAAAATTGGCGGTTTCGTCGCGTCAGGAGCGTCTTTGACTACGTTTGAAGGCGTTTCGTCAAGGCACAGAACTCGGCACATTCCGTTCACCGCTCGTTCGCGTTACCCTTCGAGTGAGCCCAACCGGCCGGCCCCCGAGGAAATCGGGGGTCGGCACAAGAGTCGGCACAGTTCACGGCACAGGATCGAATGGCCAAAGAACCCCCGACCGTCTCCGAGCTGCGCAAGGCCGCCGAGGTCACGGACGACGAGATCAACGCCGCGGTCGACGCCGTGCTCGCGGATCTCGTGACCGAATCGTACCCGCTCGCGAACGGGTGGACCCTCGACCTCGTCGAGATGCTCCGCACGAACACCTGCGCGGCCAAGGCGCTCACCACCGACAAGCCGGGCTGGAAGCGCAACATGGTCCGGACCGCGATCCTGCTGGCGCATCCGGTGAAGGGATGAGCGAGCACGACCCCGTCCAGGAGGCCGCTGAAGCCCTCATCGCCTACGGGTGCAAGGTCGAGCCATTGGGCGACGACTTCGATTTCTGGATCGTTGACGGGAAGGGGATGAGCGACGGAGATCTGCTCGCCTTGGCTACCCGGCTAGGGCTCATGGACTCCACATCGATTAGGCTTCAATAGCCTGGCGCCATGCCGAAGGTCCTATCGCCTCGAGGCGCCCGGCCGCGCCATGACACCCGCCCGCGCGTGCTGGCCGCGCTAACTTCCGAGCCAGCGACCGCCGTCGAGATTGCTGAGCGTGCCGGGATCCCCGGCCGGGAGCGCGGCATGCACGCCGCCCGCGCGCTAGTGCGCTTGGAGGCTGACGGCCTCGCGGTCAGCGAGCTGCGCCGGAACGTCACCAGGTGGCGGACAGCCAGAGGGGCGTCCCCTTAGGCGTAGGCGACCGGCAGCTCGCTGACCTGCGTCGTGTAGCGGGGCGTCCGCATCTCGAACTTCGTGTTCCAGTCGCGCTGGCTCACCAGCCCCGCCCGCGCCGGCACCACCGCACCGCGACCCCAGCGCGCGTTGCACGCGTCCATCGCCGCCATCAGCGGGCCCGACCGCTCCCGGTCCAGCGCGCCGATCAGCGCCCGCGGGCTGTACGACAGCGGCACGAGGTCGTTCGTGACGATCCCGGCCTTGCTGTAGCGCCACGGCCGCGCGCCCGGATCGCGCCAGGTCCGCGCCACCCCATGCCGCGCTGCTCGGATCAGCGCCAGGGTGTCCGACGAGTGCTCCGGCAACTGCACCGTCGTCGAGACCGAGCGCATCGGCTCGTCCCGGTCGTGCTCGCTCGTGTGATAGAAGACCGTGACATGGTTGGTGCCCAGCCCCTCGCGCCGCAGCTTCTCGCCGAGCCGCGTCGCGTGCGCCGCCACCGCCTCCTCCAGCACCGCCCGCTCGGTGATCCGACTGGAGAACGAGCGCGTCACCGCGCAGCCCTTGCGCCGCGCCGGCACCATCTCCAGCGGCAGGCAGGCTGCCCCGCGCAGCTCGTAGATGATCCGCTCGCCCACCACGGTCAGACCCTTGCGCACCGGCCGCGGGTCGAGGTCGCGCAGATCCGCCACGCTCTCGACGCCCATCGCCTGGAGCTTGGCGAGCGAGGCCCGGCCAATGCCCCAGACCTCGGCCACGTCGATCCGACACAGCCAGTGCGCGTAGGCCTCCGGATCGGTCAGGTCGCACACGCCGTCCAGCACCGGTACGGTCTTGGCGATGTGGTTGGCGAGCTTGGCCAGCGTCTTGGTTGGGCCGATGCCGACGCAGGTCGGGATCCCGGTCCAGGACCGCACCGTGGCGCGCAGGTCCCGCGCGAGCTCGACCCGTAAGGCCGGTGCCACGTCCGACAGGTTCAGGAAGCTCTCGTCGATGGAGTAGATCTCCACCTGTGGGCTGAACTGCCGGTAGACCGCGTTGGTCCGCCCCGACATGTCGCCGTAGAGGGTGTAGTTCGACGAGAACACCCGCACGCCTTGCGCCCGGCACATCTCGCGGATCTTGAAGTACGGGTCGCCCATCTTGATCCCGAGCGCCTTCGCCTCGCTGGTGCGGGCGATGGCGCAGCCGTCGTTGTTCGAGAGCACGATCACCGGCACGGCCGCGAGCTTCGGGTCGAACACGCGCTCGCACGCGCAGTAGAAGCTGTTGCCGTCGATCAGCGCCACGGCGCGGCCGCCGCCGATGCGGTCGCGCAGCCGGGCATCCGGCGTGCTCATGACAGCTGCCCGCGGGCGACGTGCCAGCGGATCGAGAAGCGGACCACGCCCCAGATCACGCCCTCGCCGAGCTCATCGACCGCGAAGGCGGGCAGGTCCGGGTTGCAGAAGGCGAGCCGGGCGACGTTGCCCTCGATCACGAGGCGCTTGCAGCTCATCTGGCCGTCGATCGCCGCGACGACGATGCTGCCGTGGCCGGCCGTGAGGCTGCGATCGACGCAGGCGAGGTCGCGGTCATAGATGCCAGCGCCCTCCATGGAAGAGCCAGCGATGCGCCACAGGAAGGTGGCGGGCGGGTTCGGCACGAGCCAGCGGGGCAGCTCCAGAGCGCCCTCGAGGAAGTCTTCGGCGGGCGACGGGAATCCAGCGCACAGCGCCTGACCGATCAGCGGGACGCGGACCGCGTCGGGGCTGTGGATCAATAGCTCGTCGACCCGATTGAGGTGCACCCGCGGCTCCGCCGTGCTAGAACGAATGAAGAACAAAACTGATAGGCGGCCCGGGTTCAATCTGCGCGCGGAATGTTTCTTTCGCGGCGGTGGACGAATGTGAACTCGGATCGAAAATATCAGTCGCCGCGGCGGCTTACGCGCCTTGCGTAGTCGGCGACGAGCGTTTGACAGGTCGGAGCGGGCGGGAGACGACGATGGCGATGAAGACGGCGTTCGTGGTGCAGCCCTTCGAGCCTTATCGGAAGCGGCTGCGGCCGGCCCGCCAGGAGCCGGCTCAGACCGAGAGCGGAGCAGTGAAGAAGGCCGAGAACCTAGCCAAGCGGATGCCGGGCGCGGCAGCGCTGAGGGTGGTGGCCGACGACGAGACCGGCGAGCTGGAGGGCGTCACGATCCTCGGCCAGTGGGGCGAGATCCCCGACGACTTCGCTGAAAGCCTGCAGGGCGGCTGACATTTGGCGATATCCGCGCGATGCAGCCTTCCGAGTATGTGATCGCTCACTTCGACCTGCTGATGGTGAATTAGAAGCGGTATGCGGACGAGCATGAGGCATGGTGAGCATGGGCAGATCGAAATCACCCGTCTACGTGACGAAAGATGAAGCGCTGCATCTTCTGTCAGCAAAGCCCTTAACAGCCGCTTTGGTCGAGGATATATTTAAGTTCTATCTTTCAAGGATAAAGATCTCTCCCCCGTCTTATGATCATAAATCAAGCAAATACTACATGAACTGCGATATGCAGAAACTGGAATTCAATAGCGCCGACATAACTTTGGCGCAATCTAATAGATTGGGTGCCTCACTAACGCACGAATTGTTGCACGTTAAGCGCCCAATTTTGGAATTTCCAATGTTACGATCGTTGGATGTGCAAAATGTATCTCCAAACTTATACAACAGCTTGCAAGATACTTTGGGAAAAATGTTGAATGTGATCGATCACGATACATTTTTTGACGAGTTCGTAGCGCTTGGGTTTCAAGGCACAGAATTTTTGGCAGCTCCTGGCCCACTCCCAAATTATGAGCAGGAGGTACAGGAGACCGCCTACAAGAAAATTCCATTGGAACATCGTTGGGTTGCTCGAAAGTGGTGGGCGCTGGAATTCCTTAGACATGAGATTTCTGACAGACACGGATGCTTGGGCTCATCGCAAATTGCTTTAGCAGTGGAGAAATGGGGATCGGAAAGCATTCCTGACTTTCATCAAATAACGTCACAAATTCGGGGCTGGATAAATTCCGGAAATCATAAATTTGCTTCGACATATGCTCAAGCAATTGCTGAGATACTCGATATATGCAGCATGCCGAAGGCGGCAGGATTTGCAGTTCTGCGCAAGCCTAGCTTAGCTAGCTTTAAGATGATCGCCATCTAACGAAGAAAGGGCGCCCTGGCCGAAGCCAGGGCGCCCAGGGTGTTGACGGATGTCCACGGTTGGTCAGATCGGGATGTGCGCGCTCGAATAGATCAGCTTGAGCAGCAGGCCGCCGAACGCGGTGATGATGCCGCCGCTGCCCCAGACCACGAGGCTTTGGAGCTTGCCGACGTCCTTCCGCACCTCGCCGAGCGCTTCCTTCGCCTCGGCCTTGGCGCCATCCATGGCCTTGTCGATGCGCCGCTCGATCTCATCGCGGTGCATGAAGGTCTCGATGTCCCGACGATAGGCGACGCCGTCGAGGCGCTCGTCCATCCGGCTCATTTTCCGCTGCACGTCGTCGAGCTGGCGCCCGTTCGCGTCTGAGCGCTCCAGCAGCCGGCCGAGGAGCTCTCCGATCTGGGGGTTGTGCATGGGATCGTCTTCTTGGCTCGCTCGTTCGAGGAGCCCCTCGCCGAGTCCTGGAGGGATGGGTGGCGGAACGCGGCGATTGAGATCAGCGCCGATCAGGTCGAGCCCTTTGCGCGGCACGGCCGGCCGACGGGCGCGGCGGGGCTTCTCGTCGGACATGGCGGTTGGCCCCGGACCCCTCTCCCGACCGAGAGAGGGCGTTGTGTTAAGCGAACCGGCCTCTCGTGAGAGACAAGCCGCGTTGCGTTCAGCGGACGAGAGGCTACCGGCCGAAGATGCGGCGGACGGTCGGGGCGATGCCGGCGACGCCGATCACCGAGAGCACGATGGCGCTCTCCATCGCGTCGTACGGCGCCGGCAGCTTCGCGACCTGCCAGTTGAACCGGAAGGTGCTGTCGAGGACGATCGCGCCGAAGTGGACCATGCAGAACCCGAACGCCGTCGGGATCATCCAGGCCGTCCACGGCGAGAGGTGCTGCTCGGCGCGCTCCTGCGCGACCACCTTGCGCTCCTCGACGTAGGCCGTGAGCTGGGCCTGAGCGACCGTGACGTCGCCGGTGACGTTCTGGCTGTTGGTCAGCACCCCGTTGTCGGAGCGCTTGTTGAGGTAGGCGAGCACCGCCTGGACGATGCCGGATCCGAACAGCTTCACGAGGAAGCCACCGATCAGAGTGAGGAACGGCATCAGCGCGGCCCCCCGGCCGGCGGCGGGCCGACCATGGCCATGCGCCGGATCACGATGCCCAGCACCACGCGCAGGATTGCCAGGATGGAGGCCGACTTCGCGCCCCAGCCCGGCGGCAGCAGGACGGTGAAGTCGACGCCGGCCAGCGCGTCGAGGATGTCTGGCACCGCCAGCACGAGGGCGAGCGCGTAGATCCGATACCCGCGCGCGGCGGCGTACCAGCGCAGGATGCCGAGCCGGGCCCGGCTGAAGCGATCGCGGAGCATGTCAGGCCACCTTGTCCTTGCGGGAGAGCAGAGCGTGCAGGCGCGCCCAGAAGCCGGGCTCGGCGACCGTGACCGGCGCGGAGACCGGCGGCTTGGCGGCCGTCATCGGCAGGAGCGGGTCGGGCGCGGTCGCCGGCGCGGGCAGCGTGCCGGCCATCGCCTTCACGGGCGAGCGGTCGCCGCGGCGCGCGTAGACCTTGCCGCCGGCGTAGGAGGCCAGCGCCGCCTGGTCGCGCTCCCCCTGCCGGCGTGAGATGATCGCGGTCGGCTTGTTCCACATCAGGAACGCCTCGACGGCGCCCGCGAGGTCGCCGGCATTGGCGCGGCGAACCACGGTCGAGTGCGCGAAGCCGACCGGCCCGATGTTGTAGGCGAGGCTGACGCAGGCATCGAAGAACGGCTGCGGCACAGGCTTGGACAGCGCTGCACGGACCGGCGCCGCGTACTTCTCCAGCGCGGCGGCGAAGAGCGCGTCGGACTGGAGCGGCGTGATCGTCAGGCCGGGCACGACCTTGATCAGCCCGGAAGCGGTCGTGATCCCGGTGCTGATCGTCCAGACGCCGACGCTGTCCTTGTAGGCGGTCAGCCGGGTGCCTTCGCGCCCCTCCAGGGCGGCGCGTCCGATGGGCGAGACGTCCATGATGGTCTCCGGGTCAGCCGAGGATGGCGAGGTGGACGCGGCCGACGCCCGTCAGGCCGATGGCCCGGGCCGCGCCGCGCGAAAGATCAATCGCCCGGCCGGCGATGAACGGGCCGCGGTCGTTGATCCGCACGACCACCGAGCGGGCGCCGTACGTCACCCGCACCCGGGTGCCGAAGGGGAGGGTGCGGTGCGCCGCGGTCAGGCCGTCGGGCGCGAACCGCTCGCCGTTCGCGGTGCGATGGCCGGAGCCGTACCAGGAGGCGGTCTCGGCCAGGGCGCGCGGGGCCGATCCCGCGAGCACGAGGCACGCGAGGGCGGCCCGCGCCGGGAAGCGCAGGGGCATCAGGGATCCTTGAGGGTGGAACTTAGTAGGGGAGCTTAGGCGACGAGCTCGTTCGCGCGAGTCACCAGCGCCTGCACGTCCGCGTCAGAGAGCGGGATGCCGAGATGGGCGAGACCGGCGGTCGCCTTCTTCACGATCGGATCCGAGATCCGCAGCTCGACCGCGAGATCCCAATCCTCCTGCATGTCGGCGTCCGAGGCGATCATGGCCCGGACGGTCGTCCAGAGGCCCTTCTCGTCGAAGGCGCGCTTCAGCCCCAGCTTCGAGCAGGCTGACGGAGGAGTCGGCGGCGGCAGGACGGGCGCTGCGGTCAGGTCCTGCGTGGCGGGGTCGCCCAGGAACTCCACGATCACCGGGTCGGTCCCCTTGAACCAGATCTCGCCGCGGTGGTCCTGCTCGAGCATCCACTCGGTCGCATTCCAGACCGCGACCTGCCCGGACGGCGCGGCGATCGGCTCAACCGTGGTCGTGAACGCGGGCTCCAGGAGGTTTCCGGGGTTCATCGGATCCGGGTGCGCCAGCGTCTCGCCGACGTAGGCGCCCGAGCGCGAGTCGTAGGCGTAGCGGGTGAAATCGGCCACGTCGCGCTCCTCAATAGGCTCTGATCAGGAAGGGGTACGCGGCGTTGTAGGGACGCGTCTCCGCGCCGCCGGCGGCCGCGATGGTGTCGATCTGCAGGTACGGCCCGGTCGCCACGTTGGCCGGGAAGGTGCCGGCGTAGCCCGAGATCACGACGCCGCCCTGCGTCAGGCTGTGGGTGTGCGACCGGAACGCGTCGGCCTGCGACGTGCCGAGAACGCGCCCGGGGTCTAGACCGCGGCCGGAGTCGAGCCCCCGCAGGAACACGCCCTGAAGGGCGGGCAGGCGGAACGACGTGCTGTCCACGCCCGTCGTGAACCAGCTCTGGTAGGCGAAGTTGTTCGACCACGTCCCATCGTCCGTGAGCATCCCCGACGCCTGGGCATGGGCCCAGAGCTTCGGATAGCTGGCGCGCACGAGGAGTTGCCCAGCAGCCGGCAGGAAGCCGACGGGGGTGTCGCTGCCGGTGAACGGCAGGATGCCGCCGATCGGATACCCGCTCGGAGCCAGGGCAGCGATATCCGAAGGGGAATAGTCGAGGACACGCACCCGCGTGACCTTGGTGTCGGTCGAAGCGGCCATCTCGCCGAGCACGAGGACCGGCGCGGTGGTGATCAGGTCTCCATCCGCCAACGCTGTGGCGTCCCGGCGGAGGATCGGACCGCAGTCGAAGCCGTCGACCTTGAGATGCGGGACATTCGTCGCCGATCCGGAGAGGATCGTATCGAAGGAGAGCCGGAGCAGGAACGGCGTGGTGATCGCGGGCGGGATTCTGTTTATGCCGGTCCCGATGTCGATCAGTCCCTCGTTGGTCGTGACGCTGTAGACGTTGCTCGCGCCGAGCGTTGCAACGAGGCCGCCCGTCGCATCGTCGCGCGCGGCCGCGCCTGTCGCCATGAGCCCCCGGATCGCGCCGAGCACCGTGTTCGCGGAGCGGCCCGGACGCAGGTCCGCGTTCGGGTCGGACGAGCCGTTGTCGGCCGCCGCCCGCTTCCAGTGGCGAGGGATCATGGAAGGGGGCTCCGCGATGGGCGCACGACGACGACACGCGCGGCGAGAGCCGGCACGGGCGGGTCGGGCAGAGGGCGGGGGTCAGAAACGAAGAAGGCCCGCGCGGTGGCGGGCCTTGTGGGTCGAGCGCGCAGCGCTGGCGACGCTGGTGGTTTCGGGCGTTTCGCCCGTCGGGTCAAGTAGTGGCGGGGACGACACGCGACGGTTGGATCGCAGAGCGCTGTTGGTCGCCCCCACCATTCCTCCAGGCCGACCATAGGTCGCGGAGGAACCTCTTCTCGACGAAGCGCTGCGCCCGGTTGTGGGCATGCGCTTTCGTCTCGACGCGCTCGGCCTCGTAGACCTTCCGCGCATCGTAGACCAATTTCAGAGGCCCGCCAGCTTTGACGATGCACGCGCCGACGTTCCACATCACCGAGCGCCGAGCCGGGTTGTACCCGTGATCGATGCCCTCAATCCCGCCGACCCGGCGCTGCCGAGATCCGTCCGGCATCACGGCAAGGCCGAGACGCTTCCAGAGGCGCGCCGGGTTCGCGTAGGCCTTCAGATCGCCAGCCTCGCCGACGATCGCCGCCAGCGAGAGCAGGCCGACGCCGCGGGTTGCTTCCACCCAGGGTGCGACCGGCAGCGCCTTCGCCAGCTTCACGAGACGCTTCTCGACGACAGCCCGGTGCTTCGCGATCCCGTCCCGGGCCTCGGTCAGGGGGAACATCGCCGCCAGGGCGATCTCCGCGAGAGGGTGCGAGCCCTTGCCGAGCGCGGCCTTGTAGATGCGCTCTGCCTCGGCCTTGTCGCCGCCCTCAGCGAGGCGTCGGCAAAGTGCCTTCGCCTGGAGGGTCAGGGCCTTCTCTGCGCGATGCCAAGCCTGCCGGCGGCGCCACTGCTCGCGGATCTCTGCAATAGGGGCGGCGAGGTGGGCGCTGGAGCTTTGGGCCTCAGAACGAGCATGGTCGACCTCGCCTTCGCCGGCCCGGAGGCCGGCGATCTCGGGATAAGGTGCGGGGGCGGCAGTTCGCGTATGGGCATCACCAGTACAATGGCCGCCCCCGCCCCTTCTGCC